AGGTTAGGCATAAAAGGCAGCGGCACAACGGCATCTACAACGTCTTTGTTGGTGCAGAATAGTGATGGTTTAGAATTATTGAGTCTTGATGATATTGGAGGTGTTCGTTTAGGCGGAGACGGAAATACTACCACAAAGGCTAATATAAAATTAGACGCTTTTAGCGGTTTATTTAATGTAACCGCTGCAAAATTCGGGAATTGGAATGGTTCTGTTTATGCGGTATTTAGTGGTTTAGGAAAAAGCGATGCTCTATTTGCGTTTGGTAATGATACTACAACAGCATCAACCCGTATGCACATCAAAGGATTAGGCACAACATCAGCTACAACGGCTTTATTGGTGCAGAATAGTGCGGGTACGGCTATATTAACTGTAAAAGATGGTGGTGCAGATAAGCAAGTTGTTATGAACTCGGCACAAATTGGGTCTATAGAGTTTTTGGGTACACAAATCGGTGCAGGGGGGGGTGCTACTATATCCACCAATAACCCAATTGGACTTGGAATAAGTACAGTTAACGCTTCGGCACAATTACAAATTAATTCTACCACTCGTGGCTTCCTACCTCCACGAATGACCACAACGCAAAAGAACGCTATTGCAACGCCTGCAAGCGGATTAATAGTGTACGATGAAACTACAAATAAATTAGCGTGCTATAATGGTACAACTTGGAACGACTTATTTTAAAATAAAATGATAAAATTAAAAAACGGAGCAGCATTTTTGGCTACAAGCTCAGACACTCAAACAAGCCACAAAGTAGAACTAATGGCAGTAACCTATCAAGCGTACTTAGGTACTAAGGATGTAGATGGCGTAGAAACACCTCAAGGGTACATTAACTCTTGGGTAGCCGATGAAAATAACAATAATATTTTTGGTAATGTAAAAACGCAAGAGGATACGGAATTTTCGGGTAATATTTTATTTGAACTTACAGAAGCGTATATCGCAGATTTGAAAGTATTGAATCCAAGTATTACATTTGAAAATACTTTATAAAAAAAAATGGAATTTGAATTAAAATTAACAGAGCAAGAGGTAAACGTAGTTTTAGGTGGATTAGGCGAGTTGCCAGCAAAGCACTCAATAGAATTAATCGCCAAGATTAAGCAGTCTTGCGAGTCTCAAATCGAAAAACAAAAAGAAGAAAAAATATGACAACCCAAGAATTACAAATTTCAAGAAATGGTCAGTACTACGTAAGCGGAGACGTTACTTTCACGGCTTCCCAACAAGTAGCTTACTTAGTAGTTAACGAGGCTGCGGTCTTTGCTAACCTTACAGACCAAGCGGATGTAAATATCATAACTCAAAGCAACATAAGCGGGGCTACTTTATCTGCGGGAATAATAATCGCTCCAAAAGGCGGTTCGTTTATTAAGCGAGTGAATATGACAAGCGGCTCGGTAATAGCGGTATTCGCATAATGTACGGATATAGCTATCAATATGGTAGAATCTTAGGCAAGGGAGGCGGTGGAGGTGGCGGCTTTGATGCAGATTATCAAGCCGTATTAGACTACGCAACGGCACAAGGTTATACCTTGCCAAGTGGCGGTCAACAGACCTTACAGAATGATTTAGTAGTTGCTTTAAAGGCTGCGGGGGTATGGTCTAAACTTGATACGTTTGGCGTGTGGGCAACAGATGGAGATTCCGATTTCGCTTTAATTGATTGGAAGAGGTTAACTGATTATACTGCGGTTAATAGTCCTACGTTTACTACAAATCAAGGTTTTCAAGGCAATGGCACAAGTGCCTATATTAATAGTAACTTTAATATTTTAAACGATTCGGTCAATATGTTAGTCGATGACGCTTCATTAGGAGCGTATGTTTTTACCGCAACGACAACAGGTTTCGAAATCTTGGGAACTGACGATTCAGTTAATCGTGTGAGAAATTCAAGTACTGTTTTGCAGCGAGTTTTAGCGGCTTCAAATGCAAGCACTAATATAGATTTTTCGGGAACGGGATTAATGAGTGGTTATAAAAACTCTCTTTCAAATTGGACTTTTTACAAAGACAATGTTCAAAAATTCAATGGTAGTTTTACAAGTGGAAATAAAACTGCATTCCAAAATTTATATTTTTTAACTCACAACGGTATTAATTCTTTTAGTAATGCTGAATTAAGTGTTGTTTTTGGTGGTGCAAGTTTAGACTCAGAACATACTGATTTTTATAATTCTATTAATTCATATATTTCATCATTATGATAGTCCTACACCCCAACACCGAACAATACACCGCTTTAAACGGCTATAAACATAATAGCAGCGAATTACTATTTGTAAAAGATGGCAGCGACAAATGGATAGTAGGATTAGAGGTATTAAATGACCCTAATTTTTCAGAGATACACAACGATTTAGAGCAATTAGAGCAAATAGAATATACACCTTATGAAGATTTATCTGAGTAGTATAGCAACCGCATTGATATTATTCTTCGCTCCGATAAAGGGCATAATCTTAATTGTGGCTCTTGCTACTATTATAGATACTTGCTTCGGGGTTTGGAAGGCTAAGAAGTTAGGAGAGCCTATAACGAGCAAGATGTTTAGAAACGGCTTAGTTCCCAAACTACTCAGCTACATAGCGGTGGTTATGCTCGTATTCTCCTCTGACGTCTTTATTATAAACGGCTTAACTCTTAGCGTGGTAAGCGTGGAGTTTATATCTACCAAGGTTATTGCTTTAGTACTGCTATCGGTAGAAGTTAAGTCTATGGATGAGTCTTGGATAAAGGTTAAAGGCTATTCGTTTATTGATAAGATTAAGGCTATTATTTTAAAATTAAAAGACGTAAAAAAAGAACTATAATGGAATGGTCTATAACTTTTTCAGCTCATTATCCTCACGACAGATTTGCTCTTGGGTGGGAGTACATCGCCCCTTCTAAAAACTTTGAATTTAACACTATAACTATCTACTTATTTTTTATCACAATTAACTTTGATTATGCGACCCATTAATAAAATAATACTTCATTGTTCAGCTACTCCCGAAGGTAGAGACGTTAAGATAGACACTATACGCCAATGGCATAAGGATAAAGGGTGGAACGATATAGGCTACCACTATGTAATAGAGTTAGATGGTCAGATTCAGGCTGGAAGACCCGTAGAGCTTTTAGGAGCGCATTGTATAGGTCAAAATAAGTTTAGTATCGGTATCTGCTACGTAGGAGGTATGGACAAGAAAATGTCTAAAGCTAAAGATACTCGAACTAAGGAGCAAAAAGAATCTTTGATAAAGCTAATAGCTGACATACGCAAAAAGTATCCTATACTAAGCGTTAATGGTCATAACGAATACGCTGCAAAAGCTTGTCCAAGTTTCGACGTATCTAAAGAAGGGTATTAATGCAAGAAAACGACCTCTTTGAGTGGTTAGAGGCAAATATCTACTTTGACTTATTAAAGTCTAAAAATCAGATGTCTCGCTGGGACTGCTACTCGCCAGCTACTAAGCATAGAATAGAGCTTAAATGCCGTAAGACTCACTACGACACCTTATTACTCGAAAAAAAGAAGTATGACGCTATGATAGCTGAGACTGCTAAGCACTCAGACGCTGCTATCTATATAAACTCTACCCCTAAAGGTATCTATCTATTCAACCTTCACGATATTACTCCTTATTGGAAAGTTCAATATATCAGGGCTACGACGGAGTTTGGCAATAGTAACCGCATAGCTAAAGAGGTTATGTACTTAAATATCTTCGACTCTCGGGTGCTTACCACCTTTTAATCTGCCTGAATTTTTCCGAAAACTTAATGCGCTTGTTTAGTTTTAGGAATATAAACGCACTCTTAGTATAAACCTAAACTGCACAATAAACCTTACTAATTTATTGTGCAAAATTAGGTTGCATAATCCCAACATTATCCGAATTACATACCTTTAATGCGTAATAAATCCAACATTAAAGCATATAAAAGTACACTATACTACACTTTAGGCTGCAAATACGTATAATATCGGATAAAAGCGTATCAAAAGAG